ACATTCTCGATCGCTTGCGCCGCCTTCTCTTCGATCGTTCCGTTCGCGTTCAGCGCGACGTCTTGATTGATGTTCTCTTCGCCGGTCTGGTAGAGAAGCGCGCAGCCGATATCCATCACGTTTCCGAGCGGAAGCAACGTGAAGACGGACCCGCTAGGCGACATCAGTTTCGGGTTCACAATGAAGTAACCCGGCTTCCCCTTGCGACGACGCGCCGACGTGAAGCGCGCCGTGTCGAGAGCGGGAGCGAAGTAGTCGTCGTGGTAATTGAACCCGTCGTTCGGGTCGTTCGTCGGGTCAACGATGATCTGCGAAAGCGAACCATCGCTCACGCGGCCCGCGTGAGTCTGCGGAGCGGAGTCGACTTGGCGACACGCGAGAGCGAACGCCAGGTTCCGGCGCATCCGCGGAGTTCCCGCGCCCGCAACCGGGAACAGGGAGTTCATATTGTAGTTGCCCCCGGACACGTTGACCCGCTTCGCGCTCACGGCGGAGAAGTCGAGAGCGAGCGCGGCGGACCACGTCGGGTCATCTTCGCCCGCGCCTCCGTAGGCGGCGGGAAGCGCGTTGTCGCGCGCCTCGAGCATGGCGCGTGTGAACGTCTTCGTCGCCACCATCGTGTCGAGGTAGCCCTGAATCGACGCAGCCTCCGCGCCCGTCCGCGGACCGACGACGCGAAGCACGCCCCATCCCGTGATCGCGTAGGGCGACGCCTCGAGCGCGACGAGACACGCCTGAACGGACGCGGTAGAGGCGAGGGGTTCCGTGCAACCGAACGCCCACGTCGACCCGAGTAGAAGGGTTCCCGCGGCGAAGTTCAGAACGAGACCCGTTCCCGTGATCGCGTAGGTCGTCGCGGTCCCAAGGGCGATTTCAGGTCCCCACGTGCGACCTGCGTCGAGAGAGATCTGAATGCGAGCGCCCGTGGTCCCGATGGTTCCCGCGGCGGTCACGCGGACCTTCACTAGGTATGCGTCATGCGGCGCGCCGGTGACGGTCAAGACCGACGACCCCGCGCCCGTCGGAACGACGACGGAGGCAACGCCGGGAGTCGTCGTCGCCGCCTTCATGAAGAGCACGGTCCCGCCCGCGGCGATGATCATCGCCGCCTGATCGACGGCGGGTCCAATGCCCGCGACGCTCGCGAGAACGTTCGCGTTACGCGTCGCTACGATCTGCGCGGGAACGCCCGCCGACGAGACGCCGATCACGACCGCGACGCTCGAGGCGGGAACGACGACGACTCCCGCGCCACCGTCGAGAACCGTCAATTCAACATCGCCCGTGGTCACGATGCACTTCCTTTAGCAGCCATGATCCTGACCTCGTTTGTTTGCCACGACTTGATCGCGTGACAGTTGGCACAAAGCAACTGATACCTACCGTCAACGTCTTTCAGTGCACGCTGAAGAATCGTGACGCGACCGACCGGGGATGTGCCCGGTCCGTTGGGTCGACGCTCGCGAGCGCCGTCGTTATGAACATGATCGATCTGCAATGCGCGCTCATCCAAGAACCCGCATTCGCTACACTCACGACCGAACCTGAGAAGCACGCGAGCGCGTAGCGCCTTCGCGTAGCGCTGGCGCATGGCGTTTGCGGCCGTCCGATGCCCCGCCTCCCACCGCTTGACGTGCGCCCGATTGCATTTTACGCAACGCGAAGCGCGACCATCCCTCGCTCGCCTGTGCGGATGAAACGCAGTCAACACAAGCTCTCGCTTGCAGTCGATACACGATTTCTTGGCAAGGTTGATTAGGATCATGGGCTCTACTCGCAACCGGGTTCAGTGGATCCGCTTCCGTCGGGAAGCACCATTCGATCGAGACCGACCGCTTCGACATCAGCGGGCGCGTAGCTAGCTTCGACGACCGTTGCTATCTGCGCCGCGGTCCGGTTCGCAAGAGCGTACGGAACGAGCGCGTCGAGTATCGGAGTGAAGAACATTACACTGAAAACGAACTCACGTCCGCTTCGATTGATGTTCGCGGATCGCGTGAACTTGCCCTTCGCATCAAACGCGTGCGCGCCTGGCATGAGTCGCTGAAGCGACGCGCGGACCTGATGATAGAGCGCGCGCGTCACGTCGTAATCGTCGACCTCGAGACCCGTTCCCGCGGCGCCCCAACATCGAACAAGGAACTCGATATCTTCAGACGCGATGGTTCGGACCGCGCCTTGATTGCGACGCTCGAGGGTCGAGAGGGACGCAGAGGCAGAGGCGTACTCTGCGCCCCCGAACTTCGACCCCATCGGTTCGAAGATGATCCGCGGCGGCGCGGTCGTCTCATAGTTCGAAGCGGACCCGACGAAGATCTGTCCAGGGTTGCCGCTCGCATCGGGCGTGAGCGGCGGATAGTTCGCCGCCGCAAGCGCGGCGACGACGTCTTCAGAGATCGCGGCGATGATGGTCGCAAGCGCGCCCATTACTTCACGACCTTCGCAAACTCTTGATCGAGCGCGGACTGAATCGCTTCCGCCCACGGACGCGGAAGCGTTCCGCCATCGGGAAGGATCTTGCGCGCGACCATGTGCTTCGTTCCGGTCTGATGAAAGTTCCCGTGGTCGAGCGACACGATCTCTACGCCCGCGCCGCCCATCGGTCGCGCGATCGTAGCGGCGGAGAGAGCATCGGTCCGACGAAGGATCCGCGCGTCGCCCTTCTTGCGCCGGACGGTTTGCGGGAGAAGCGGTTTCCACGGCGTGCCGTAGGAGTTCATTCCGCTATCGAACTCGTCCGCGAGCGATTCCGTAATCTCTTCCGCGACCTTCGCGGCAATGCGTGAAGGGATCTCCGCGAGTTGTGCAAGTCGATCCGCAAGATCGCGCGCGCCCGCCATGGCGCTACGACTGTCCCGATCCCGGATACCATCCCTGAAGCGGACGTGAGTAGACGTATGGCGCGGCGTAGCCTGGCGTGGGCGACGACAACTCGACCACGGCGGGATGCGCCCGCTGGCGTTCGACATCATCGAACCACTTCAGGGCCATCTCTCCGCGCGTTGCGATGTTTACATCTGCGGCGGCGGACGGGTTGTAGCCGCGGATCATGAGAAGGTCCCATGCCGCGAGCATGCACACGTTCAGTTTCAGCGAATCGGGATAGGGCGCGAGAAGGGGAAGCTTGTAGCGCGCGCGAAACTTGTCGTCCGCGTAGTCGTTCCTCGCGTCAAGGACACGTTGCTGCGTCGCAACCGATACCGATCCCATCGCGCTAGCCGGTAGGCCGAACGCGTAGAGATCGATAAGGGTTGCGTACGCTGCCACGATTACCTATCAGCCGACCGACTTCAGCGCCTTGAACCAGAGAGTCACATCGTAGGCCGATCGAGAGTCGACCCCAAAGATGAACTCCTTTTTCCAGAACACGTTGCTGTCCGTCGGGTTGTTCAGATAGACGAAGTTCGCCGCCTGGCGCTCTTGAATGATGAACGGCTTGATCACCCCGGAGTTATCCAAGAGGTACCAGGTCGTCGGCTCATTCTCGAGTTCGTCGATCACGAGAGGTTCCGCGCTGCCCTTCAGCACGTTCCTGTTGTCGTTCGATCCGACCTGCGTCTGTCCACCGAAGAGAGCGGGCGCGATGAAGTCGGAGTGAAGGATGTTCAGCGCGGCTTCCTCGAGCGACGGCGGAACGACGAGAAGCGACGGACGAGACCCGAACGGCTTCCCGTCGCGACCGTTCCAAGAACGCATCTTCGCGCGCGCCTTCGAATAGTTCGAAGGCGTAAGCGGGAGAGCGAGGAGGTTCGACTGCGCCGCGCTCGCGGGGTTGTCGATGTCCGTGAGATGGGTCGCGCTGAAGAAGTTCACGTTGTCGAACCCGAGGGTCGACGACCCCGCTTGCATCATGCTTGTGATCTGCTGATCGTGAAGCTTGCGTGCAGACCATCCCATCTGTTCCGCGATATGGGAGTAGAGACCGATCTTGTCGTCGAGAAACTTGTTCCTCGGGATCGCCTCCGTCATTTCCCAGTCAAGGTTCGTCACGCTGCGCGAACGCAGCGGCGCATTGTTGATCGTGCGCGGCCCGATCCACTGGCGCATCGCCGGGATGCGATCCATCCACGCGTATGTTTCGAGTTCGGTATCCGAGTTCACGGTCATCGCCAGCTTGGGAGACCACGGTTCGGGCGTCTGATAGCCCTTGTCGTAGGACGTATGAAGTCCCGTGAAGAAAACCTGAAGCGACTGCGGAGTGAGATCCATTTTTCTTTACCCTTCAGCCTTCAGATCAGGAGCCTACCGTGTGGAACGACGCGCCGAAGACCGGCCCGATGCCTACGCGAACTTCGCCGTTCGTGAGACCGAAGATCACTCCCGCGTAGGGGCGACCCGCGCCCGCCGTCTTCACGACGGTCTGATCGTCAATCGCGTAGCAAGGCTTGCCCGCGTCCGCCGCGGTGATTGCATCGCCGTTGACGAACGGGAAGACGCCCGGCTGCGCCTCGACCGTGAGCGCGCCCGCGGTTCCGAACCCCGCGGCGACCGTGTTCACGACCTGCTTTTCGCATCGACCCCACGCGCGAAGCGCGGTCGTGATGTTTCCGGGAACCGCGTTACCCGCGGCATCCGTGAAGACCATTGTTCCGGCGAAGATGGTCGTCGCGGCGGCGACGGGAAGAGCGATCGGCGCGACCTCCTGAAGCAGACCGATCTCTTTGGTGTCGCGGTTTGCGATTGCGGCGGTCATGTTCAGCTAGCTCCGTTCGTCTGCGTTGCGGTTCCGTTCATCCGCGCGAGAAGCGCGGGGAAGTCTTTCTCTGCGTAGCCCAGCTTGCGCCAGATCTTTGCCATCTCCGCGGACACGGCACCGGGCGTAGCACCGCCCTCAACCCTCGCTTCCGTGTGCTCGTCGTCGCCCGTATGAGCGAGACGCGGAGCGGCATCGAGAAACGCTTTCAGCGCGGCGGGCGTCTGCGTCTTCGCCCACGCTCGCATGGTCGGAGCGATCTTGCCCGCCTTCATGCCCGACGTGATCAGCGCGGAGACCTTCGCTCGCTCCGCGTCCGCCTTCAGCGTCGCGACTTCCTTCGCGAGCGACGACGTTCGCTTCGAAGACTGCCACGTCGCATGAAGCGCGCCCATGACCTCATCGATCGACTGCTTGCCCGTGATCTTTCGTGCGAGAGCAAGAAGACCTTTCGTCGTCGGCGCGCCGACGGAGGCGGACGCAGCCGCCGCCTTGTCGTCGTCGTCGTCCTCGTCCTCGTCCTCGTCTTCCTTGTCGTCGTCGTCGTCGTCCTTCGACGGGGGAATCGGCGGGTCCTTCGCCTCCTCCTCGCCGTCGTCGATCTCTTCCTCATGCGTGTCGGTCGTGACGGTCTTCGTCTTCTTGACCTTCGCGGCGACATCTTCCGCGGCGACGATACGCGCGGCGGCTAGCGCCCGCTCCGCGTTCGTCTTCGCGGCGGTCATCGCTGCGTTCGCGGCGACGAGTGCTTTGTTCGCGTCACTCTGCGCCTTCGCGGCGGCGATCTTTCCGGACATGTTTGCGTGATCCTTTTCTGCTGAACGATCGGGCGGGCTACTGAATGAGCTAAACTCATTGCGTGTAAACGTCAAGCAATCCTGAAGCGACATGACCCCATCCGCGAGACCCGCGGATACAGCGTCTGCGCCCGTGAACGTTCCCGCTTCGAACCCTTGGATCGTTGCGACGGGAAGACCTCGACCCGCGGAGACGAGTTCGAAGAACGAGTTCGCAAGCTTGTCGACCGTGCGACGCGTCCGTTTGATCGCGCCCTCCGTGAGCGGAACGGACGGATGACCGTCGGTCTTCTTGCTCCCGCTTGCGATCACTTCGACGCGTAGACCCTGCCTCTCGTTCAGCTTGGTCACGTCGCACATTGCGGTAATGACGCCGATCGATCCGACCCCGCCCGACTCCGGAAGATAGATCTCATCCGCGACCATCGCGAGAGCGTACGCGGCGGAGTAGCAAGCCTCGTCCACGTAAGCGACGACCGGCTTCCCGCTGGCGACCTTCATCTTTTGCATGAGGGCGACCGACTCGTTTAGCCCCGCGCATTCGCCGCCTGGCGAATCGAACTTCATGATCACGGCGGACACGTTGTCGTCGTTCAAGATCAGTTGAAAGTCGCGCGCTAGGTCTTCGTAGTTTTGCCAGAACGAGAACCACGAATCGCCGCCCTTGTGCTCTAGCGGTCCGTCGATCGAGAGCACGGCGACCCCGTCCGCGATCTCCGCGACGTCACTCGCGGTCATCTCGCGAACTTCATACGTCGCGCGATCGCGAACGTGACGCGTCGGATAGGACACGCCGATCGCCTCCGGATGAATTGCGAGAGGCGCGGACCGCTTCGACGAACCGTCCGCGAAGATCGCGACCTCGGGACGTAGCTTGCTCATGTGTGCAACATACCCGCAATCATGCCGCGCGTCGATTCCGTAGGCGCGCAACGTAGGCTTCTCGTTCCGCGTTGCGTCCGCCGCGTTCGCCGTTCCGCCATTCCGTTCGCCATGGGGCGCGGCGATCGTGGGCGAGCATGACGAACGATCCGATCTCCGCGCGCGCGGTCGCGCCTCCCGTTGCGACGCCTTCAATCGGGGCGACCGACGTCGTCGGGAGTTCGCCCGACGCGTGACCCGCGACGCGAACGATCGGGGCGACGACGACCGCTGTCGCCTTCCTCGAGCGCTTCGCCTTCGCGACCTTCCCTTCCGCGCTTCCCTCGATCGGTTCGATCGTGATCGTTCCGATCGGTCCCGATGCTTCGCCGCGAGCGCGCCGCGAGATCTCTTTCTCGAGTATGATGCTAGGCAAGGTCGAACCCGTCGCCATCGCGCGCGCCGTCGTCATCAGTTCTGCAACGTCAGAGGCGTGGAGAGGGTCACGGTGAATGTGTCGGCGCGGTCGCTTGCACGGTCGCGAAAGATACCGCGGCGGACAAGGTCACTTGTACGTTTGCCGCCGCGGCATGGGCAGCGTCAACGATCACGGCTCGCCTTCGACCTCCACGGGCGGAGGCGGACCCGTTAGCTTCTCTCCGCCTTCGATCGCCTCGAGACCAAGCGACTTTCGAACTTCGTTGATCGTCACGATCCCGCCCTCGATATGGTAGGCGAAGATCTTTCCCGCCTTCGTCGCCGCCTCAACCACGCCGATCGGGATCTTGAACTTACGAGCGTACGACTCGACGTCGACAGGAACCCCGTTCGCCTTCAGCGCGGTTAGCGCGGAGGCGGCATCGAGAATGGTCTTCGCTTCCGCCGCCCGGTCTTCGACGGGTTCGACATCCCATGAAGAGAACGGGGCGCGTTCAGGATCGCCGAAGTTGAAAAGCGCGAAGGGGCGCGCGACCTGATCGTAGAAGTCTTGCGAGAACGTTTCATCATCGAACTCGAGAGTTACTTGCTCCGTCCCGCCATGCTGGCGCGCCGCCGCATACGATCCGCCCTCGACCTCCGTGGTCAAGTTCTGACTCTTGATCGTGAGAATGATCGAACGGTCCGCGTCTTCGATCGTCTCGCGGAAAGTCGCGCTTGAACGGTCGCGCGCCTCGAGCAATTCGAGATCGTAGCCCGTCTCGTCTACGTTCTGCGGAAGACCGACGACCGCCTCTTGACCAAGCGTCGACATCGACTGAATGAAGAGCGCCTTCTGAACCGCGTCGCCCGCGGCGGGAACGTAGGCTTTGATGATCGGTAGGCCGTGACGTTCGTTATAACGAGCGCGATCGCGCCAGGCCAGTTGCTTGATCATCCACTTCTCAGCGACTGCCCGGATCGCTCCGTGAAGCCATCCGCGATACATCCCGAACGGAGCGTGAACGAACCACTTCCCGCCGCCCGGCTCGATCACGATCGGACCGTCGGTCGTGTTCGCGACAAGCTTACGGATGTCCCATCGATAATAGATGTACTGCGGATGCCACGGCTTCAGCGTCACGCGCCATGGCGTGACCGACGTGTCCCATAGGAGTTCGCTTACGCTGAACCCCATCATGATCGCCCATCGCTTCGCCTCGCTCATGACGGACTGATGCGCCCATCGCCGCCCGTTCTCTTCCGGGCGTAGCGCCGTGAAGCCTTCCCATTGTTCGATCCATGCTTTGCGGCATTCGCCGTCCGTGTCCGCCTTCGCTTGGACGTGCTTCACGTCTTGACCGAAGAGCGCGCCCGTTCGCGATCCGAGTGTCGCCTGAACGCGGTCGTCGCCTAGCGCATCATCCACAAGCATCGCGGAGAGGGCGAACATTCCGGTCTTGTGCGCCGCGAGCGCGGCGCGGATCCCGCTGATCGTCCAGTCGCCGGTAAGCGCAGTGATCGGAATGTCGCGATGGATCACGGCGGGATTGTCCGCGCGCGTGAGCGGATCGCGCGGAGGCGCGAACGCGTCCGCGTAGAGTCGACCTTGCGCGTCGACAATGGTTCCCGCGGTCGGGCGCGACAAGGTCGATCCCGACGTGAGACGCGTCATGCTGGACCCGCGGAGACTCCCGTTCGCGCTCTTGTCTGCCACGCTTCTATATACGCCGCGACCCGTGCATGTTGCAACGTTCACTCCGGAAGCGACCGCCCGATCCGCGTCGGGGTCACGTGATCCCGACCATGAGGGTCGCCGTCGTTCCCGTCGCGTTGATCCGCGTGAACCCTACCTTCAGTTGCGTTCCCGCGGGAACCGCGCTGAAGACGACCGCGACTCCGTCGAGACCGACGAGAGAGACCGCGCCCGTCCCTCCGATGTAGAGGGTCCGGAACGTCCCTTGCGAAACCGTGTCGTGCGGAACGATTGCGACTCCGCCGTTCCCGTCGATAGGCTGCAACATGATCAGCGATCTCCTTTCAGGGGCGAACACTTCGGACAGTGAGACGAGTTCCCGAGGAAGTCCCCACACGATCCACATGAAGTGAACGAACCTTGCCAACCAGGCGGGGGCGCCTTGCGATCGGGTTCGATACGAACGGCGCGATCGGCGGTCCGCGGAAGCTTGCCCGCGGCGACCATCTCGACCCCGTCGGGAAGTCGTGACACGATCACTTCCGGGATCGTCTCGTCCTCTACCGTCGTCGTCTCTTCGTAGACGGGGGCGAGCACGGGCGCGATGATCGTCGGTTCGGTCGCGGGCGTAGTCTTCTCGACCGTGGTCGTCGTCGTCGTCTTAGGCATAGTCGGACCCTATCTCGAGAGAAGCGAGCGCGCTAGCGCCATGCGATCCCGCGAGATCCTTCGCGCCTCTTCCGTTGCGTAGCGCGGACCGCGCGCATAGAACGCGACGGGATTCGCGCGATCTACACGGATACTCGTCTTCAGCATTCGATGACCCGCACGAATGCACGCGACAGGGTCTTCATTCAACGCCTTCGCTCCGCCGTGAATTTGCATCGCGCAGACAGACCGTCCGCCATCGCCAAGAATGCTAGCCGTGAGCGACGACTCGCGGAAGGCGACCGCGACGAGTAGCGCGGCGGTCCGCTCGAGGTCGAGATCGTCCGCGAACAATGCCCCGTCTTCTATTGCGACGGTCGTGATCGCGGTCGCTAGCGCGCCATGCCTGGCGACGGGTTGCTCCGTCGGAGAGAGACGGAGCATCATCGCAAGGACGACTCCGTAAAGGGCTACCAACGATCGACCCGAACGCTCGAGGTAGAGAGCGCGATCATGAAGGCGAGGAACGCGCAAAAGAAAACGATCCGCGCGATCTCGAGCAACTTCGGATGCGAGGCGAACGCGTAGGCGAACGCAGCGACGAGAGCGACGACGGCGGGAACGAGAGCGATGATGGTCATTCGCGAACCCTACATGACAGCGGACCCGAACGTAAACCCTCCGTCCCATCCGGGCGGGGCGGACAATTCGACTAGGTCAAACGCCGCGACCAGCGCGTCCACTTGGTCATCCTTCCCCCGCTCCGCGCCCGTGAAGTATTCGACCTCTCGCGCGAACTTCTCGGACCACGGTTGACCGCTTCGAACGAGCACGCGCCCGACCCTCCAAGCCTTCGCGGTCCGCTGCGCGCGCGTGTACTTGTTATGCTTCGCGGGCATTCGTTCGATCGCGACGTCTTCGACGAAGAGAAGGTTCAGGATCCCTTTCTCGTTCCCGCCCATGTAGCAGCCATACCGAACCGGGTAAGGATGCTTGCCCATGATGATCTTGAACGCCGCCGCCATCTCGTGAAGCGTGGTCCGCACGCGAAGCACGTCGACCACGTAGTAGATCCCCTTTCCGTCGACCGCGAGAACGACGGCGACGGAGAAGTCTGAAGTTCCCTCCGGTCCGTAGCCGAAGTCAAACCCGATCGCGACGACCTTGGCCCCCTCCGGAAGTTCGTCGAACCATCGCGGCGCGCCGAAGATCGACCCCTCGGGAGGAACAGGCTTCCCTTGATACTGCGTCGCCCACGCGTACGCGCCGACGAACTCTTTCGAAGACGGAAGCCGCTTCGTATCGAGCCACGCAAGCGGCTTCACTTCGGGCCATAGCGCGACCTCGACTCCGTCGATCTCACGGACCGCGGGAAGGTTTATTTCATCGTAACCTCGAGAGAGCAGGTAGCCGATCGGATCTTCCGGATGCCAGCGGGTTCCGATCGCGATGATCGACCCACCGACCCATAGGCGTTGCAGCGCGCGATCGATGTCGCGATGAATCGAAGCGCGCTTATCTTCCGTGTCCAGGTCGACCTCGTTTTCTACGAAGTCGTCGAAGACGATATGGTGCATCTGGTAGCCCGCGATTCCCGAACCCGGACTGAACGCCAAGCATCCGCCGCCGCCCGCGGTCCGCCAGTCGTCTTTCCGCGCGTGGTCCTTCTGAAGTTCGCCGCCCGCGTGAACGTAGATCTTCATGATCTCTTCGGTCCGGTTGGAGGAGAAGAGTTTCGCGTAAGAGCCATAGCCGAAAAGCAAGTGAGGGAAGCGGAAGAGAAGCCACGCGATCGTGTATGCGATCAGCGTCGTCTTTCCGTGCTGAGGAGGCATGCTTACGCAAATATGAAGCGCGCGCGCGATGACCTCTTCACGCGTGAGATGGTCCGTCGTTTCGCCTAGCGAGCAACACAGGTCGAGGTATTCGCCTAGATGCCACGGCGGAAGGATCGTTCCCGCGCTTGCGTATTCGATGAACTCCGGAAGGGTCATGATCGCGCAATCGCGCGCGGGAAGTTGTTCGGGTCTTTTGTCGCGCGCCATGTCCGGGCAGTCTACCACGCAAAACGCCCGCCCCTCGAGAGGGGCGGGCGTATACACAATGCACGCGTCGCGGTTCGGTTCTTACTGCTGAGAGGGTCCGCCCTGAACGATCTCCGTTCCGGGAACATGACGAACGCCCGGCCCCGTGTGAACGACGGGTTGATCGCTCGTTCGAATGGGCGCGCCGTCGGGACCGACCATCGGAGTCGGAGCGGGCGACACAACCGTTCCGTCCGGGTTCAGGGCGGGAGTCGGGTTCGTGGTCTGATTCGCGCTGTCACGCTGGCGCGTGAGATCGTTTTCCGTCGTCGGAGCCGTGGGGGGCGGCGCGATCGGAGGAGGGCTCTTGTGCTCGAAGGGGGCGGTAGACGGATGCTTGCTCATGCGTTCGACCATGTCACTTCCCCGCTCTCGGATCAACGTCGCAAGGTGCCACGCGTCAAAATGCGCATAGCAGCCGTCGCCAAGATATTGCTTCACGTGTCCTCGGCCTGCGAAGGGTTGCTTGCATCCTTCCGTCGCTCGATGCTCATAACGCAGAGGTCCTCGGGGAGACCCCATGCGCCGCCGTAGCTCACGTAGCTGACACGCACGGTGCGCTCGCGACCGGTGTATTTCTCGGTCGACGGGTCCCACTCCCTGAGCCGCAACATGTCGCCCTGAATGAAGCGCCGGTCGTTCTTTCGGACCTCGTGGTGCTTCGTCCCGGCCTCGACGGCATCGAACGCGTTGGGCCACGTCTTTAGCTCGTGAAGGGTCGTCTCGCCGGGCGTCCGGGCGGGCGCCGCCGCCAGCCGCTCTCGCTCTTCGTCGGTCATGGCTTCGCGCTTGCTCATCTCGGAACCTCGACCGCGATCGTCGAACCGCACGGACAGTTACGAAGTTCGATCGACTCTACTTCGTCGACCATCGTTCCGAGGAATTGCAAGAGCGACCATTCGTGATCGGTGAACGTGCGACCGCACGCGCAGCGCTTCACGATGACCGACGCCCTCCCGCGGATCATGCGGTACGTGGTAGACGGCGTCTTCGCTGGCGCGCCGCGGATCGATCGCTTCCGTCGTTCGCTCGAGGGCGGCGGATCGTTCTTCGTCACGGGCGACCGCCGATCTTGATCATGGCGGCGACCATCGCTTCCGCGAAGCGCGCGACCTCGAAAGAGCATCCGCGCGCCTCCGCTGCGTCGCCCACGTAGCGCGCAGCCTCCGCGAGCGGGGTCCCGTCGGGAACACTCTTCAGCGCTTCCGTAAGCGCGACGATCTCCGCCCGCGTTACGTTCGCCTCGAGCGGAAGCGGGATTTGCGACTTCACTTCGACGCCGCCCGCGCGCGCGCCCTGCGGAGAAGCCACGCCTCGATCACGGCGGACATGGTCGACCCCTTCGCAAGAGCGTCGAGTTCCTTCCGCGCTTCGGGAGATAGAGTCACTTCGACGCCCTTCCGCTTCCGCTTGTCGCGCGGGGTTGAGTACCACTCTGATTCAATCGGGTTGCTCACGGCTTCACCGCGTCCCGCTTCGCAACGTACGTCGATGGCGCGAGACCCATGCACCGGATGATCCGGATCTCCTCCGCGCTCATCCGAGCGAGCGCGACGATGTCCTCCGCCGTCGCTCGCGGCGGCGCGGGGTCTGGCGCGTAGTACCGTTCGGCCTCGATGCGTGCGACCCGCGCATCAAGGGCGAGGATCTCGGCGGCGGTGTCGAGTCGGACGGGTCGTGTGCGGGGTCGTTGCGCCATGGTAGATCCCTAGCACTGTCCGGGCGGCGGTCGACACGAAAAGAAAAGGTCGCGCTCGTCCGTCTTACCTTCACGGACCGGAACCGGGGAACGGCGGACCTGCCCGACGATCTCCCGTGACGCATCGCGCAACTGGCACGAAAAAGAAAGCTGTCCGGGCAGTGAAGAACTGTCCGGGCAGTCCGTCTTACTACCATGCTGATTCACAATACAGAGACTGCCCGCGAGTTCGTGACCGCCTGGCTTGGATCATCGCCGCGCCGCCGCGCCTTTTACTGCAAACTTGCGAGCGATGGTATCGGTTGCACGCTCCGCGACGCGAAGGCGGACCGCGCCCGCCAAGCGGCGCGGCGCGTGCTTCATCTCGCGGAGCGCTACGCCCTTTGCGAGGTCTTAGGATGGTCGACCGAATGCGTCGCGACCGTGTCGGAATTGTGGGAGGAAGTGAACAAGGTCGCCTGAAAGAAAACGTCCGGACAGTGAATCACTGTCCGGGCAGTCCGTCTTACTACCATGACCGACAACGCCGCTATGAACCTCCCGACGATCGCTCCCTTCAAGAGCGAGCGCGCCGCCAAGATCGCCATGACAAAGGCGGAGAAAGCCTACTCCGCCGCCATGCAAGCGGTATCGATCCTCCGATGCCAGCCCGTCAACGTCGATTCGAGTCAAGAATGGGATGCGGCGCGCGCGACTGAAAACGCCGCCTTCGACCTTGGATCCGCAGTCTACGCGCAAGCCAAGCGCCAGGGGTTCTACGTCCGATCCTGGTACTTCAGCGATTGCAACCCGACGCGCGACCTCATTCACGCGAACCGCGACTGACCGAGCGGTCGAGAAAAAAAATGCCCGGACAGTGAATCACTGTCCGGGCAGTCCGTCTTACTACCATGACCAGCAAGAAGACCTCCGCCGCGGTGTTCGCCTCTCTTTGGACCGATGCAAAGTACCTCCGCCTACAGGCGCGCAAAGATGCCGCCATCCGCGCCGCCCGACTGGCGGAGTTCTACCGCGCATCCGATCCGGACCGCGCGAAGCTGGACGCTCTCCGCCGCCTGAAAGAAAAACGCCCGGACAGTGAATTACTGTCCGGGCAGTTCGTCTTACTACCATGACAATCGTATGGCTCTCGACCTCGACCATGCTTCTCGCATGTCACTCTCTCACGAACGCGTGCTTCCGCGGCGCGCCTGGCGACCTCATCTATCAGCACGACCGCGAAGCGAACCGCGTGGCGAGCAAGCCTTCACACAAGATCGTCGCGACCCGCAAGGGCGGGAAGCGAGCGGTCCGCCTCCCGTAGACTCGATCGCGATAGAGTGAAGCGCGGCGGCATCTTCGTCCGATGGGGCGGAGATAGCCGCCGCTCCGTTACCCCTATCCCGACGCCCCCTCCCGCCGTCCGAACCGCCAGCGCGACGCCCAACGTCTCGACCACGGCCACGGCGACGCGGACCGCGGCGGGCGCGGGGAGTGAGTCACGTGCGCCGATAGCCGCCGCCCTGAACGCCTCGAGTTCTTCCGCCGTGAACTCCTGAAGACCCTCGACCGCCGCCGAACACTCGACGTGGTCGGGTTGGGAGGCGCGGATCAGAAGCCACGATAGCCGCCCGGCAAGGGGTCCTCCGCGCGCCTTGCGGAGGCGATTGAACAAGGACGACTGAACCGCGAGAACCGCCGCCCGCGCCGCTTCAGAAGGGGTCACGATGCGAGGCTGTCTGCACTGGGCCGCTAACTCGGAATACTTCGACATAGGACATGTCATGCCACGCTACGTCATGCGAGGTCAAGGGACATGGTTTAGTACGGAGCGGGGGACATGGTTTAGTACGGAACGGAGATATGGTTTAGTACGGAGTAGGCGAGGTCAAGGGACATGGTTTAGTACGGAGTAGGCGAGTCAGGGGACATGGTTTAGTACGGAGCGGGGTATGTTACGCTACGCCACGTCATGCGAGGTCAAGGGACATGGTTTAGTACGGAGCATGCCAGGTCAGGGGACATGGTTTAGTACGGAGCGGGGTATGTTACGTACCCCTGTTCGGTTCGGCGTACACACGCCTAAACCAGTACCAGTGGCACCACAAGTTTTTTTATTCGACCCCGATAATTCCGAAATCGAATGGGAGGGTCAACCACGACCCGCTCGAGGCGCGGCGCGCTCGAGGGCGACCGCTCGAGGGGCGACCGCTCGAGGCGCGGCGCGTCAATGGTCGAGGCACAACGCGTCACGCTCGAGGGCGAGGGCTCGAGGTCGAGGGCGACCGCTCGAGGGCGACCGCTCGAGGTCGAGGGCGACCGCTCGAGGGCGACCCCTCGCATGCGCACATGAGGGGCGCCTATCCGCTCGAGGG